ACACCGAATTACTTTGAATTATTGTGTCAACTTTCGTGACATAATACGTTTTTACACCATTAATTATTACAGAATCTATCCTATCAATTACAATAGTATCGTTTATTAATATGCATTTAAAGCCTTTCTGCGTTGCTTTCTTGTAATGATATGAAGCATTGCATCCTGATAGCAAAAACATAGCGTACATAGACACTAATAACGTGAAGCACCACGTTAGAAATTGCGTGTAATTAAATCGCATCTTTGTCTATTTTTTTATTATATACATTTAAGCCTATTGCTGTTCCAGAATACGCAAGAAATCCCCAAAATACAAATTCTTTAACTTCAAATGCAATCCAAAACATAGGAATAAAAGCATAAATTACTGCAAAGTGAAACGAAATAAATGCGGCAATTCGTTTCATTTCAAATTTTCCTTTAGGCTTTAAAGTGTCGTTTACGATTTGCATACTTGTATTTTTTATCCTGTAGAATAGCGAAGTATTGGTTTGGTGTTTCATATCTTTTATGTGTTTTATCGTATTGCATTGCTTGAGCAGAATCTTCTAAACAATCAAATAAACGAGTTTCAATTTCGTTTACTTTCATATTGGTAACAATAAGCCACAAAAACAATACACCCGTTGCACCATGTTTTTTTATTAGGTCAAAAGAGGATTCTGTCATGGTATAAGTGTAGTGATTAGATTTCCTGCATTGTTTATTGATACCAAATATTGTTTTGTCAAGTCAGGAGTTCGCATTACAATTCCATCTAAATAGTTTTTAGGTTTCCAAATACCACCCACTAAAGTTAAGATATTCCCATCTATTGCGCCAGTTGTGTCTACATCGTGTAATTCACCAAGTTCATATCCATTTACAATTGAATACAAAATCTGTCCGGTTGTTGCTGATGTTTCTAAAACCTTGCCAATAGACACTAAATTATTCGGCGCAATTGGCTTTACGTTTGTCACATATCCTGCTGTAATTGGTGACAAATAAAGGTCATCTCCAATAGATAAAGTAACTGTTGTAAATGGATGTGTAGCCGTTGTGCGTGTATCTAATAGCGTTAATAAACCATTTGTAAGTACATTACCATTTGCGTTATTAGCAATGTTGGCAGTTACAACACCTAATGTTTTGGAAGATGTTACTTCACTATCAGCCTTTGCTTTAGAAATCAATGCTTTTCCACCACTTGTTCCGGATATGTAAACAATTGTTCCTTTATATATAGTTGCGCCAGTTGTATTCCTTACCGCTACGGCAGTTTTAGCAACTGCATTCAATACCTCATCACCCGTAATGGATTTAGTCTCATACAAACCGCCTCCAATATCTTCGGAAATAACAAGCAAATCCGTTGCTATTAGATTGCTTCCTTTTGGTGTTAAATCACTTATCTTTACTTCTGCCATTATCTATTTTTTTAAGGTAGACTTTCAACTTTTGAATGTCTTTAATTTTTGGTTTTGTTAATTTCAAAATGGTAAAGGATTAATTTAATAAAAATAAGCACTTATACATTTACAAGTGCTTATTTATAATTTATTTAGATTTAATCATTGTTACAAATGCGTTCCAAACTGCTTTGTCTGCTGCTGACAATTCGGAATAAACTACTTCTACTTGATTTTCAGGCATGAATGTAGTTCCGTATTGTGCTAATACTCTAATGTATGGAGCAGTTGTTTCTTGTAATACTATTTGTTGTAAATTTTCCATGTTATTTTTTATTTATTAAATTACTATATTTCCTTTTGTATCTGATAAATTCGTTATTCCTTGAGTTACATTTGCATTTACAGATGTTGTTGCTCCTTTAAATGCGTTATTTGCATATTTTACAGTTAAAGCCGAAGCTACATTTATTGCATTTGCAGTCGAATTAGCTACTTCAATGTTACAGTTAATTATTTCCGCATTTGCACCAGTTACTTTTATTCCATGCCCACCTGCATTATTCCATTTTGAAATTATTTCTGTATTATATATCTTACAACCTGAAGCCGTATTATTTATGAATACTGCCATTTCTGCAATTGATATGGCGATGCAGCTTCTAAATTCTGATATAGCACCCGCATTTGAAGCGTATAAACCATGACTTACAGAGCTATATCCTAAAGAATCATAAGCAATTCCATTCACCATTGCAAGACCCGCCGCTGCCGTTGAATAACCCTTGCAAGACATAATGTTCACTGCGCCATTTGAATAAAAACCATACGCTGCAGTAGAATAGCCTATACAGTTTATGCTTGTTCCTGCACCCGCAGTAAATCCATTTCCACCCGCTGATTGACCCGTACAATTAATTGCAGTGCCTCCACTATTTAAGAAACCTTGAGCAGAACTGTCGTATGCTTGGCAATCTGTAGCAGTTCCATTAAGAACTATTCCACCTGCGCCTATTCCATAACCAACACAACTAACTATTCTGCCACTAGTCGCTACATTTATAGCATTTCCTGAAAGTGCTTTTATAGTTGAATCAGATAATAAACCACTTGTTATTGTTGCAGTTGGATTATATCCTTCGGCATATATTCCGTATACTTCAGCACTTGCATTATTTATTGTAATACAACTTAAATTTGTCGTTCCACCTATCAAAATAGTAGAATAGCATCTTATTCTTGATGCACCAGTTATATACATACATAAAGTATTTGTAGTATTAAAAGTTCCACCTATTCGTTTAAATGTAATATTTGAAATAGTACAATTTATTGAGGCTGCGTTATCCTGAATACAATTACTTGTTCCGCTATTGCTTAAAGTGTATGTGTGACCATTTCCGTTAATATTAACTCCATTCTTTAAATTAACACTAACTGCGCCAGTCTCCGTAACATCTGCAAACATCTCAATAGTTTGTCCACTTACTGCTGCTGCCATAGCAAGAGTTAATGTAGCATAGTATGTGTAAACACCACTTGCATTTGATATTCCAAAAATACCTGAACTTCCATTAACAACTAAATTACCACTTCCAAGAATTGAGCTTCCGTTAACAGTTTTAATGTTAGTTGCAGAAACTAATATATCTTGTTTATTTGTATAAACATCTGTAAAGTTATCGTTTGCCTTTACAAATGAATCTCTTAATGTATCGCCCGTCCCATCGTTTGGAGCAGCACCTACGTTTATTGTTTGTTTTGCCATATCTTAATTAATAAATTGTTTTATCGCTTGTATATAATGTACTATCTACTTTTTCTCTTGTTGAATCAATGGTAAATGGAGTTGCAGCACCGATAATATTAGTTTCTCCACTTGGTGATAAATCGTATATTTCACCCCATCCTATTGTATTATTTGTCTTTCCTTTTCCCCAATCAATGGTATTATTTACCGCTGCTTGTCCCCATCCTATTGTATTCGCCATATTGTCTTAATTATTAGATATACCAACCGGTATAATTATTCATTGAATCGGGTGAAATCTCGTTATTTACGTTTGTGTAGTATTCAGGAAATAAACTATTATTGAAGTTCATATAATCAATGAATCTTTCCGTATAATTTTGCGCTATACTCCGCTCTTTTTCGATAAGGAAATCAACCTCATTCTTTTCTACGTTAACGCTATTCTCGCTGCTATGTTTGTACACTCCTTTATTAGCTATTGTGTACGCTGCAAATGGCATATACTCCACCATAGCCCAATGAATAAGCATTGGTTTTAAATAGTTAACTGTTAAAGTTAGATAGTTGCCTGACAAAGTATTTGCTATAATATCCGCTTTAATTTTGTTAAGTAATTTTGTACCCATATAATTCTGCATGTGGATATCTTGAGCAATTTTGGCGAACTGAATGAATTTGTCAGTATCTACATTGCCATTCATTGCGGTGAATTTAACGATGTCGTCTCGGGTGATTAATAGTGCTTCTGCCATATCTTATTTCATATCGTGAGGCGCTTGATAAACTCTTGCGTCATTTGTTGGTAATATTTCTCCGGCTTTTCTTGCTTCTGCCGGTGTAACTTTTTTAGCTAATGGCGATGTAATATCCGTTCCTTTTCTTCTATATGTTTCACGAGTCCAAAAATGCTTACAAGTTCCGTTAGGATATGCTTCGGATAGTAAACCTCCGCCTTTCCATAACCAAATTGAATAAGGCTCATTTGGTGTTGGCTTCATTCCAAATCCCGGATTAACATTTATTTCACCCATTTTAATAATATCTTCTTTACGATATAGCTTGTTTGCAGCCATCATTTTTTGACAAAATACTCTTTCACCCGCTCCACCGCCTGAGTATCTGTAACGAGTTCTAAATAGCTTTGTGTCTTGTTCGGAATCTCTTTTAGGATATGCAACTCCGGTAGATGCCAAATGAATTACTTTAGTTAGTAAACTTGGATTATTTGCTTTGTGAATTAATTTATCGTTTTCTTCCTCTGAATCATAATCAACCATTCTGCTATCTATTAATTCCCATTCCTCCAAGTCTAAATCACTTGCAAAACTTGTAGGGTCAATAGCACTCAATCCAAACGCAGCCTCATCAGGTAAATCGCTTCCGCCTTGTTCCGGTGCTAATCCAACCAATGCACGAATTTCATTTGGTGTCATTGATTCAAGTACTTTATTTGCAACCAATGGAGAAAGTGAATTAATACCCTCAATTACTTTACTACCTTCGTTGTTCGTTAAATCACCTTCCGAATCTAATGGGTTTAAGTCTTCAAATTGTAAGTTTAAACTAATTCCATTGTATGCAAGTATTGAATCGAATGCCTCAAGTATCTCATTTTGCATTGGTGTAATAACCATATTTGTAAACAAGATAATAGAGTTGCGTAATTCGTCCGCATTAGAACCGAATCCGTTAGAACTTGCCACACCAAAAATAAGCGGTGAAGTTACGTTATGTCCAAGCATTATTTTACGCATTGCCTCCTCGCTCAAGTAGGTAAAATGTTCCGGAGCATTGTCTAACGGAATAGAGTCGATTGTAGTTTTACTTTCTGCGTTACGATTAAATGCAACGATTACTGGATTTCCATTTGCTCCGGTAAGTTTGTTTATTACCTTCGAACTAATTTGTTCTTGTTGCTCTTCGGTTGGT